TCAGATGGTTTAAGAACTAAAGAATTATTTTGATTTTGAGGGATACCTGCAAGTGTACCAAGTATAACTGGTGTTTGATCATCTTTATCAGTAAATGTAACAAGAACTATACTCCCTAAAACTATTCCTGTTGGTGATACACCAATACCAGCACTTGATGCAGAATTTATTGGTGATATAGGCATAGCCCATGGTAAATCTATTGTAGGAAGTATAGCAGGGTTTTCATCATGAACACCAATTACTCTTACTTGACATCTACCAAGTTTTAAAGGATCATTTCTATTTTCAACTTTACCAATAAATATTTTCATTATGCTAATTCTCCGATACCTTGTGATAAACTATCTTTAATTAATTCCAAAGTACATGTATGTTTAGCGTCAAATATACTATGTTTAACTGCTGAAATTAAATACTTTCCTGTATATGTTGGATCTACTGTGTCATTTGATTTTTCATCAATAGACTCTATTCTGAACGTTTTTAAAGAAACAACTTTACCCACTGTGTAATCAGTTCTTCCAATCGTTTCAACTTTTAATTTAAACCCTTGTGTATTTGCTAATGCTGATAACCTAAAAAGAAATTTTTCACTATTAGTTACATCATCAAATCCATTATGCATAGCTGTATGTTTTATCTTATTAAATACTAAACTATCAGGAGCAGAAACTACTTCTGTACTATTTAATGGAAATTTATTTAAATGTGGCATTTTATTAAATTCTTCTTGGTATGAAAAATATTGTCTTTTAAACCTTTTAGTCACCATATCATAACTTGTAAGATTAGAAGTAAACATACCTTTTGAAAGTCTATCTATAAAGTCAAATCCACTAGGCATAGACATTGTAATAATACGTCTATAATCTTGCTCTACATCACGTATGGTATCACCTACGTTAGTCTCTGTTCTTTCATAATTATCAAATATAAAATCTTGAATAGGTTTTCCTTGATATAATGTATGAAGTGAAACAAAATTAAAACCTTCTCTATTTTCAAAAAATAGATAAGATGATATACCATCTCTATTCACACTTTTTTCAGCCACATAGTTAATTGCTTTAATAGGAGACCAATTATTACAAACAAATTTTATACCATTAATTGTATCTTCTATATTTACTGGTTTTTCAGTTTGAATGCCAGCTCTATCTTTAGTAATTAATTTAAAAGCTATATCAGAACAAAAACCAGACCAAGCATTATTTAATCGAATATTTAAATCATTTATTGCATCGATTGAAATAAAATTTAAAGTATATCCTGATAACTTATCTTTGATTGCTACTTTCTCAGAACATTTAAATACATAAAATCTTCCTTTAATTCTTTTTTCAAATGAAGGAGTCGTTATATCTAAAATTAAAAATTCTTCACCAATTAATGGAAGATTATTAATTAAATCGAATGACTCTGAAATTGTTATATTTCCTGTAATAAAAGGAGAAAACAAATCTTCGTAAATTTCTATTTGATTAAAAAGTCCAGTCAAACTGATTGTTGAAAACTTACCAACTAAATCAGCCTGTTTTACTTGTATATCACCTGCATATGCTATATTATCTAATGCCATAATTTATTTTAAGGGTTTATTATTGATTGTTCAATACCACCACTCATTAAGTCATTTAATTCTTGAACCACAGTGTTAATAATCGCTGGTGCTATAATTTTAATTCTTCTTTTAGATTCATTTTTTTCTATTTCGTAATCTTTATTTGTTATGCCTACAGCACCATTTACAGTACTATCAACTACAAATCCATCTTTCCTATATTCTTTAATTGAATTTTGTGTTCCTGGATATTTTTTATCTACATAATTCATTAATTCATTATGCGATAATGGAAAATCGTTATACATATTATAACGATCATTTACTAACATAATTACCCAATGTAATGTAGCATCTTTATAAAATTTTTCAGCAATAATCTCAGGTGTTTCTCCTTCACGTATATCATAAGTTTCCCATATAGTTATATTTGAAAGTGCTTGTTTTCTTACTCTAACATTAGCAGTTATATCTGTGACTACTTTGAATACATCTACATTTTTTTCTCGTAGTGTATAATATATTTTTGGAAATTTTCTAAAGTACATTATTATCTCCTTTAAAATGTATCACTTTGTCCACCAAAATTTCTTGTAGCACTAGTTGTGCCTCTTTGTTTAACTTCACCCATATTTTCTAAAGCTTCTTTTGTAATAATTGAAACTTCTTTAAAGTTCATTGTAGCTTGATAAGCTGTTGGTGATCCATTAGCGAATGCTGAAAATTGACCATTAGGTGAATAATTAACTGCTAATGATTCTAATACAGCTGATCTATGTTTATGTATAAATTTATTTTCTTGCCCTTTATGCATAAAAAATATATCAAACTCTGCTGGATATTCAAATAAGAAACCTGCATCATCTTTAAAATTAGGATGCATGTGATATTTTAATTCATCAAGTATTCTTTTAACATTTTCTGATTCTTCTTCACTACGAGGATAAAAATCATATGTATAACTAAATGATCTGAAAGGTACTCCTTCAAATATTTGTTCTTTTTTTGGATTAGTAGCAACACTTGCTAATTTTCCTATTATCTTTCCTGTATCACCTAATACATTTAATCCTGCTCCTTGTAATCCTGGAATGAGTGAATTATCTTTTACTTGTTTTAATGCTTCTTTTCCTGCACCAGCTGGAGTATTAATGAGTGCTTTTAATGAGTCAGCAGATGCATCAAGTCCTCTCATTGCTAAGTCTGCAATATTCCCATCTGCTTCACCATAATTAACACCATACTGTATAGAAATATTATTTGGTATATGTAAAGCGATAGCTGACAATAATCTTTTTCTAGGTTTTGAAAATTCTCCTGAAAGTGACACACCTAACGCACCTCCTAACGCAGTACCTATCGCAGCACCAAGAAGACCACCTCCCGCTCCTGCTGACAATATTCCACCAGCACCACCACTCAATCCACCAGCTAAGGCAATAGCTGATGCTATTTTATTTCCTTGTAAAAATTTAGATCCAACTGCTTTGAGTCCTGATAATTCTTTTCCAACTCTTTTACTTATGTTTGGTATTGCTGATAGTTGTTCATCAGCTCTTTTAAAACTAGTATCTGATATTACGTTAATATAAATCAGCATATACTGACCACCATATTCATTTTTATTCGGATCTACTGAAAGTAAATCAATCGGATACATGTATTGTTTCGTGCGATATACTGAATCGCCATAATCACCAAAGTTAGCTGTTGGGGTATTAGAATTTAAAATAGACATATAAATAGTTAATTCCTTATTAATTATGTTTCACACTAGAAGATATAAACCAATATTCCCTGAAAAATACGTAGGTGACCCTACATCAATCTATTTACGTTCATCTTGGGAAACAAGATTTGCTCTTTGGTGCGATAAAAATCCATCAGTAGTTTCATGGAAAAGTGAAGAGGTTGTTATACCTTATCGCTCTCCCATCGATAAAAGAATACATAGATATTTTGTAGACTTTTCAATTACTGTTAAAGATAAAGAAACTAGTACTCTTAAGACTTATTTAGTTGAAATTAAGCCATATTCTCAAACTATTACACCTGAATATCCTGGAGCCAAAACAAGTAAATACTTAAAAGAATGTCATAATTTTATAATAAACTCAGCTAAATGGAAAGCTGCTAGGGAATATGCTTTAGATCGTAATCAAAAGTTCATTATTTTAACAGAAAAAGACTTAGGATTAAACAATAGTAAATAAATAGTGATATGGCTAGACCTAGACAAACAGCGGAAGATATTTTTAGAAAATATAGTCAAGATAAGACTATATTAACGAAGTCATTAAATTGGTTTCAAAAAGAAACAGCAAAATTAAGAACTGCTCGTATTCAACCGCAGTCTTTATTAAGAGCTGATGCTAAAAATCGTACAGTAAGTACATTGATTCCTGGAAATTTATATATGTATTTTTACGATGCAAAGCTAAAAGAAAAATTACCATATTATGATATGTTTCCTTTAGTATTTCCATTTTCAACTACTGACAAAGGATTTACTGGTTTAAATATGCACTATCTACCATATCAATTAAGAATAAGATTATTAGATAGATTATTAGAATATGCGAATAACAAAAAATATAATGACACAACTCGAATACGTTATAGCTGGGCAACTATAAGATCAGCTAGTAAATTTCGTTTAGCACAACCTTGTGTTCATGCATACTTATATGATTATGTAAAATCACAAATGTTAAGAGTCTCTCCTGAAAATTGGTTTACAGTTATGATGTTGCCTGTTGAAAGATTTACAGTAAACAAATCAAGCGTCTGGGCAGACAGTATAGGAAAAATTTAATGTCAATTTTAGATATATTTGGTTTATCAAGAGCAGAAGCACCAACATCACCTCAAGATATAAAAAAGTTTATTGCTGAAGTTAAAAGAGAAGGATTAAGCAGAACAAATCGTTTTGGGTGTACTGTTGATGCACCAAAAACTTTAAGAACAAACCCAGCATTTGCTGCAGCTGATTTTTACAGAAAGTTATTTTTATATTGTGAATCTATTAATATTCCAGGAGTAAATATATCTACAACACCTGCTCGTACATTTGGTGAAACTAGAGAAATGCCTTACGAGAAAATATTTGATCCAGTAACTGCTAATTATTATATAGATACAGGATTTAAAGTAAAGGCTTTTTTTGAAGCTTGGCAAAATTCGATTCAAAATACAACGGATAGAACAATACAATTTTATGAAAATTACGTAAGTACAGTTCATCTATTCATAAACGATGTAGCAAATAATACAAGATACTTAATCAAACTACATGAAGCATATCCTAAAACTGTTCAGAGTATTAATTTATCTCAAGCATCTAATGAAATCGCAAAACTGAGTGTAACTTATGCTTATAAGTATTTTACTACAAATTTATATTCTCCACCACCAGCTAAAAATAAAGGATGGATTCAATCTATATTAGAAGGGATACAAGAAATTGGAAATCAAGTATTAACTGATCCTGCTGGTGTAATTGTAAATTCTTTACCAGTTGCAGCAAACTACTTTAGTGACTTTGTAGGATTTCAAGATACATTTACTGGATTAAGTAATTCAATTAGTAATAATCGAACAAATCAGTTTGCACCACAATTTTCACAAGCAGCTCCTGATATATTAAATTCGAATGTTAAAATTAGTCAAAAAACTTTAGATGGTATGTTAGGACAAACGTTTAGAATAATTTAAGTATAGGAATATAAAATGTCTATTATAGATGATAAATTAAGTGAAGTATTTAATAGTGAAAAAATAAAAACTGAACCATATACAAATTTGGAAGTTATAAGTTCAAGAGAAATAGCAAATGATAAAGAAAATACGATTGCTAATGATTTTAACACTACTCGTGCTAATCTTCATAATCTTCTTATAAAAGGTGAAGAAGCATTAAAACATTCATTAGAGATAGCAAAACAATCAGAGCATCCAAGAGCCTTTGAAGTTGTAGGTAATATGATAAAACAACTTGCTGACGTAAACCAGCAATTACTAGATTTACATAAACAACAAGCAGTTGTAGGACAAGTATATAAACAAGAATCAAAAACTGTAAACAATAATGTGTTTATAGGTTCTACGAATGAATTGAATAAAATAATTAAAAATTATAAAGAAACTGAAGGAGAATAATAACATGGTATTGCCTATAAGTAGTACACCAACCTACACATTGACTGTTCCATCTTCTAAGAAAGAATATAAGTATAAACCATTTTTAGTAAAACAAGAAAAAGCTTTATTACTTGCTTTTCAATCTGAAGATGAAAAAACAATGATGAATACACTTAAAACAATTGTTAGTGAATGTGTAAATGGTATTGATGCAAATAATTTAGCGTTATTTGATTTAGAATATATTTTTTGTCAATTACGTGGTAAATCTGTTGGCGAAGAAGTAGAGTTAATGGCTAAATGCGATACACCAGAATGTAAAGATAAAAAAGAAGCTAAAACAATATTAAAAATTAATATAATGAATATTCCTGTAATTACACCAGAAGGACATGAAAATAAAATATCTTTATTTAATGATGTAGGTGTAATGATGAAATATCCATCATTAGATTTACTTTTGAAGTTAAAAACATTAAAATTAACAGATCAAAATAAATTAGATACTGAAGTTTTCTTTGATATTATAACTGATAGTATAGATTATATATATGATGGACAACAAATATATCATAGTAAAGAACAAACTAAAAAAGAACTAACTGAATTTATTAATAATTTAACAACAGGTCAATTTGGTAAAATACAAAAGTTTTTCGAAACTATGCCAAGATTAAGTAAAGAATTAGTCTGGACTTGTAAAGGGTGTGAAAAAACACATACAAGAAAGATAGAGGGTTTAGCAAATTTTTTTTCATAATGCTCAGCCATGAGTCGTTGGTCAATCATTATAAGACTAACTTTGCTTTAATGCAATATCATAAATACTCTTTGACTGAGCTCGAAAACCAAATGCCTTTTGAACGAGAAATATATGTTGAAATGTTAATTAAACATTTACAAGAAGAAAAACAAAAAGCAGAACAAAGAAGATTACAAAAATAAATGGCACTTACAAACGTACTTGTACAACAATCGATAGCAAATGAGGGACAACCAAAAGCACTCTTAGTTGATGCTAGAGGTCAACCACTTATCACAGATTCATCAAAAGATGTTTCAAAACCAATAGATGAAGAAACAGCAAGAGAAACAGCAGTAAACATTCAAAAAATGGTAGATTTACTCGAAGTAATTGCGAAAGGTATAAGTGGAAGAAGTAGTGAAGATTTACAAGAGGCTCCAGCTTCTAAAATGAATTTTGGTAATATGCTTGGCTTTTATGGTTCAATGTTATTCGTTAAATTATTTGATTCTATATTTTCAGGAATCGCTTCTGCTGGTAGATTTATTTTCGCAAGGGTTCTTCCTTTTCTCGCAAAAGGATTTATTAAAATAATCATAGGGTTTTTTGGTTTCTTAGCAGGAGTTCCTGGAGGAGTCGCAGCAGCAATTGTTGGTGCAATTACGGTAGCGATTGCTGGATTTGTTCGTGCATTCAAAGATGCATTTGCAGTATATAAATCAGGTGGTACTTTTTTTGATATCGTGGGTACATTTGTAGAAGGATTTTATAAAGGAGCACTTAACTTTGTATTCGGAATAGTTGATTGGATACTAAATTTATTTGGACTTGATTTACCTGATAATTTAGGAGATATAATTGTAGATGGAATTAAAGACTTGTTTAAAAATATTGTGAATTATATATCTGATCTTCCAAAACGAATAGGAGGAATGATATCAGGGTTTTTAAATAATATTGGAATACCAGAATTTTCGATATTTGGTTATAAGATTGGTCCTTTCTATCCTTTCCGTAAAGGTGAAATTTCAACACCAGAAAAAGATACAGTTGGTGCTGAAAACAAAACTCCTGTAAAAATAAATCAGGCAAACACAACTTTAATGCCAGAAGGAAAAAAAGCTGGAATTTTAAGTGATTTATCAGGTGCTACTGCTCCAGTTCCTAAAGTTGAAGTTACACCAATAAATTCTGTGATACCAAAACCAATTGGTAATGCTCCAGCACCGTCACTTAATAAAAAAATGACACCAGAAGAAGCAAAAAAAATAGTCACAGAAGATGTAGGAGCAAAATTTGTAGATCGCCTTTCAACCTTAAGTATGGAACCAAGAACGACAGGTAAAGAAATAACAGATTCAGATATTGACAAAGCTCTTTTAGAAGTTGGTACAAAAGAACAAGTACAAGCATTTAAAACATTAGAATCAGGTGAAGAGGGTGCGTATGGTTATGTAAAAAGATTTAATACAAACTATAATACATTATCTGGAAATATGGTAAAATCACCAAACGTAAAACCAAGTGGTTCATTCATTACTCCTGGAGCACCAAGCGATACTGGAAATCAAGTAATGACTTCTTCTGCAGAAGCTGAGAGTGCAAAGAGTGCTTCAAGTTCATCAAATATAATTGTAAACGCACCATCTTCAACTGTAAATTCTCCAAAAGAGAGTAATTTAATTTCTTCAAGAAATGTTCGAAACGATGAGAATACTCTTTCAAAATATGTAGGAACTCTCTATGGTGCAAACATTTAAAACTTTTGTAAAAGATTCAAATGAGTATGCAGATGGTTGGCTTACAATTTTTGATATAGACGATACTCTTTTTCGTACAACCGCAAATATACGTGTTCGAAATTCAATCACAAAAGAAACAATCCGTACATTAACGACTGCAGAATATGCTTCCTATAAATTAGGAGCGAATGAGATGTTTGATTATACTGAATTTAATGATGCAGCAAAGTTCTATAAAGAATCTCAACCGATCGGACGTATGATGCGTCGTGCCAAACTTATATTAGCATCGAGTAAAAAATATGAAAACTCACGTGTAATCATTTTAACTGCAAGAACTGATTTTGATAGTAAGAATATATTCCTTAAAACTTTCCGTAAATATGGCTTTGATATTGATAGTGTTCGTGTTGAACGAGCAGGGAATACATTAGGTAACAGTGGTCCTTCACGAAAAGCAATGATCGTTCGAAAATATTTAAATACAAAATCTTTTAGTAAAGTGAGATTTTTTGATGATGATCGAGAAAATTTAAAAGCTTTTTTAAGATTAAGTCGTGAGTATCCATCGATTACATTCGAAGCTTATCGTGTAATTGAAGATGGAGAGGTTCGAGTATTCCGTTCTATATAGGGAAGAAATAAACTATCGTTCCCGCAATACAAGCTGTCAAGATTAATCCAATTATCATTTCTTTACTCAGAAATGCACGTATTATTTCTTTTAACAAATTCATATAATTTCTCCTTTTTAATATAAAGCCAATTATTCCAATACAAATCGCAAAGAGTATCATACAGCTCGAAAAGAGTATTTCGAGACATCGATCTTTGCATTCTTTAAAGAATTTCATATTATTAAACCCCGACAGGTGTTTATTCTAACCCCCCACTTCTTGGAAGTAAAGGGATTAGAAATTAAACTTATACGTTTATTTTATAGTCGAGGTAAGAACATTACTATTCTTATTCTTTAACCACTCTTCAAAAAGATTATTGAGTACTCGATTGTGTATATTTGGCTCAAATAGTTGTAATACTTTACTCTTTGCAACCTCTCGATCAAAATATTCACGGAGTATCATCTTCATTCGAAGATTTTTTTCGAACGTGTTATAAGTATAAAGACCCAGTATAATCGTAATCGCCCAACTTACAATCAAAATGATTACGAAATTTGATGTTTTATGATTCGAGCTCATTTGCGATTCCTTGGAAATAGCTTAATACATCTTCTTCTTCTTTTTTCGCAGAAGTCAATGTTGTATTCTCAGCAGTTTTTGGTTTTGAATTTCCACTCTTTGATGAAGATTCAGGGAGTGTTTCAAGAACCTCATTTAATCTTCGATTTAAATCTTCGTATGATTTAAATTGTGTCGGTGCGATAAATGGAGCCAATGAATGTGCTTTTGCTAACACTTCTGTTAATCTTTTCTCATCATTGCCTAGAAAAGCATTCGGCTCAAGAAAACTACTCTGATCGTAGTTCGCATAACCATCTACTTTACGCATACGTAAACGAAAGTCAGCACCAGCGAATATATCGAATACATTCATTGGTTTCTCATCAGCAAATGTAGGTTTTGCTTTTTCCATAATCTTATCAAAGATCTTTCTTCCATACTTAAACAGTTTCACTGTTCCTTCGTTAGCAGGATTCTTCGGATCGCTGATAATATAGACATTGCTAATATAGTGCATACGTCTCTTTTGTTTTCTCGCAATCTCTCGATTACTCTCAAGATTACTCGTCCATAATTTACTATTGAGTTCTCCGACAGGGTCTTTTTCATTCAATGTTGTTCGACTGTTCTCAATATACCATTTACCCGATGGTCCTTGAAAACCGTGAGAGAAAATTCGTACCCATGGAAGTTCATCGATTCCAACTCTTGGAAGGAAACGAATCACTGCGGTTGCGTTACCAAGTTTATCTGGTTCTAATTTCCAAAAACGATTGTCTTCAGAAGATTCTTTTGAATTGCTCGATCCTTTAATGATTCGATCGAACTCTTGATTGATTTTCGTAAAGTCATTGACACTCTCTTTACGTAGAGTATTTAGATCTACCATGTTTTTTTCCTTATATGCGTTATATGCGTTATATGCGTTATATGCGAATTATTTCATAATATATTACATAATTATAAACTATAAACTCTTGAATGTAAAGGGCGAAAAAAAAATACTCATAATATAGGTTTTTCACTCTTTTTCGCCCATTACGAAGTATACTCTCAAAAGACTACTTTTTCTTCTCGTCTTTTTTCTGTTCTACTTTTGGACAAACGACAGGCTTACCGTCTTTGCCAAGGATTGCTTTGCCATTCTTATCTTTCTCAACACATTCTTTCACTGGCTCTTTCTTTGGTTCTTCTTTTTTTGGAGCTGGTGTTTGTGCTGAAACGGATACTGTGAATAATAAAGCGAATAGATATACTAGTATATTTTTCATAATATTCCTTTCATACTAATTAGTTCGATACGTTTTAGGGTTCCCGACCAAAACGTTCAAAAGTCGGATTTGTTGATTCGGAAAGGATTTTACTCCCGTGTTTTCACGCATGTTTCCGAATATCGTTTAAAATGGCAATGTAGCTGTACTGCCTTTTAATTCTTTTCTTGAGACTCCAATTGCTTCAATCTTTTGCAATATAGATTTACTCAATAAATTCTTTATATTATTGAATTCCAATCCTTCTTCTTCTGCGATCTCGAGTGTTGCTTCAAGATGCGTATAATAGGGATTGTTTTTTCCTTTACTCAATACACGATTCTCGATTCGATTGCTTAAACTATTCGAACCAATCAATATCTTCATCTCACTCTTATTCCAATAAGTATAAGAATCAATCTCAGTCCCCAAATCATTCGAGATTGATGTTAATGTATTATATAATTTCCACATCGGTGTATTCGGCGAATGAATGGTTGTTTGTAAACTACTCGATTCATTTGTTTTAATCTGACTATCAAGTCGTAGAAGTTTCTCGATCCAGGAATCAATCTGTCTCTTTTTTAGATGACAGTATCCAAGAATCTCATTCCGTCTTTGCCTTGAGAGTCTTTTCTTATCTTCGTTGCTGATTAAAACTATATTCTCTCTTAATTTACTTATATATTCAGGTGTCAAATTTTTCATAGTATATTATACTCTTCTTTTACTTGTTTGTCAAGGATTATCTTTTTCCCTCACTCGTTGATATTGGTTCATGCCATGACTCTAATTTTTTCGGATCATTTAATGCATGGTCAGGAGTATCCCAACGAATTACATGTGTGATCCAAACTTTTGGTATAACCTCAACTCGATGTGTTCGTAAGAATTTATTCGCAATTAACGAATCAACAATAAACATCGTATATGCAATCTTCTCTCTCTCACTCGTATAATTTCCAATCAACCAACCAATTCCAAATATCGCAAGACCAAAGAATATATAAATTTCCATTATCCTCTCCTCATTTTGGATATTTCTATCATTGATTTTTCATCGATTACAGGAATCGCATTACTCTTATGCATTGTCGCAATCCCTTTAATTAATGACCCTGTATAAATCTGTTCTTCTACTTTAGACGTAGACCCAGTTATATTATGTGACGTATTATATGGTTCGTTTCTTCGACTCTCCAATTTATATTCTTCAGTTGTCGAAGTCGGACTTAATTGTGACGAATGTAACCCTCGTGACTTTAACCATTCTTCATGTCGAATATTCGCTTCACGTATTCTTCGATTCTTTGATTTTTTCATGCGAGGGTTTAAATTCGTTGTATTGTAATAAATTGGCATCAGTGGCATAATATAGATAATATGAAGTTTATTTTTTCGAATTAGTATCCTACTCTTGTTGAACCGATCAATGCAGACTCAAGTTCTTTTTGAGAAGGAACTGAGTCAGAGATTGTCTGAGTTACGATATCATTATTGTTTGGAACAACATTCAGTGATATCGGTTTCGGTATTTCGACTTCGATTACATCAATGATTTCCATACTTG